TGCGCTGGTGTTAACGAGGACAAGCTTGTTACCGTTCTGGATGGTGACAAGCGCATCGGCATTGAAATAACTGGTAGGACAAGCAGCTTATGTGCGTACTTGCGACCAGAAGAGGCGCGTCTCATTGCTGCAGCCTTAATCGCTAGTATCGATAGGGTCGAAGGCAACAAGAAATCATCCGCCTAGCATCCAACGTCAACGGAGAGCGCCAACGCCATGGTGGCTCAAAGATTTTTCGGCAATCAACTGCCGGGCCTGAATATTCCGCTCGCGATCACCCTCATGAATAAGCTTGAGGGCTCGCCGTGGCGGCTGGTGTCCGGAGGTGCGGTCCGGACATTTACCAAAAATTCCGCCCATGCTATGGCCGAATGGGTCAAGTCCGGACAGATCGCCGGACGGGCGGTGTTTTTCATTCCGCCGGGCATGGGAGGTGGCCACGTTTATCTGGTGGGCCGCCTGCCGCTCACCGCCTCGCCGGCGGCGCTCAACCCGCCGCCGCAGTTCGTGATCGTCTCTGACGATTACACATGCATCTGGCGGATCGTCGAGCCGGTGGATGACGCCAAGGCGGCGCGCATGGCCGCCGGGCTGGTCGCGAAGCAGGACGGCAAGCCCGCCGTCGGCGAGCCGGTCCCGCTGCCGGGAACCGTGCTGACCCGAGCTGCAGGCGTTGGTTTGGCTCATCGCTATCCGGTATCGCTGCTGCCGCCGCTCGCCGCGCCGGCCTACTATTTCAGCGGCCATGTGCTGCGCGCCGAAGAACCCGCCGTGGATAGCCTCACCATGGACGCCGACGAAATCGAGGCCGCCCCGATGGAATGGCTATGGCCTGACGTGATTCCGGTCGGCGCACTGACTTTGCTCGGCGGTGCGCCCGGCATGGGCAAGAGCCAGGCCGCCATATCGATGGCCGCGATCCTGTCATCTGGCGGGACGTGGCCGACGGGCGAGCGAGCCGAACCCGGCGCTGCGCTGGTGCTCGAGGCTGAAGACGACCTTGCGCGCACCGTGAAGCCGCGCCTCATCGCCGCCGGGGCGGATACGAAGCGGGTCGGGCTGGGCGTTACGGTCGATCTCACGGAAGGGCCGGATCGACTCGAAGCCGAATGGAAGCGCCGCAAGGGGCTTCGGCTGATAGTGCTCTCCCCGATACGTAAGTTTTTGGGCAAGGCGGAACATCGCGGGAACACTGGTGTGCGCGATGTGCTCGCGCCGGTGCTGAGCTGGGCGGAACAGCGGCGCGTCGCGTTGCTCGGCATCTGTCATCCGCCGAAGGGCAAGGAGAACAAGGAGGCGTTCGCCGGTTCGGCGGCAATCCTGGAAGTCGCGCGGGCGGCCTATTCAGTGCTCGCCGATCCCGCCAGCAAAGAGCCGATCGTCAAGCGCAAGCCGCGGCTCATGGTCAGCGCCAAGGGCAACCTTGGGCCGGATAATCTGGCTCTGCGCTACCGGATCGAGAGTTTTAAGACGAAAGGTGGAATAGAAACCAGCCGCGTCATATGGCAAGGAAGAAGGGAAAGCGAATGATTATTGAAGCGGTTTTATCACCCGAACAATTCGATTGGCTCATCACCAATAAGATGCTGGCGATATCGGCTCTCGCAAGCCTCATCGTGCTGATGAGCTTAGCCTATTTCTGGCTCTACACGAAGCGGCGTGGTATTGTGTTCGACATTACCGGGCCGGTTCGGCGAGATTCGAACTCACAGGATTTTCCGATAGGTTCGCCAGTGCGGGCGCCGGCGGCACAGATTTTTAAGGCGAGGGCGTGATGGCAGCAAGGCAAGACAACGTCGTCCGGTTTCCGACGCGCGAAGCGCCGCAACCCGCAAGCCGCCCCGCGATCGACCTCTATCCCGAATACGCGACGGAGATCGCCGCGTTGAAGCGGGTCGGCGTCATCGGGGTGCACGGCTTTTTCCCGCTCTCCGCCTGGCAGGAAACCTGCCGGGGAACCGAGCTCTACATGCTCCCGCTCGCCAACCGGGCGAGGGCGAATGTCGGGGCGCTGATTGACATCATCGGGCGGGAAAGCATCCTCCGCGGCGCCACCAGATCGCGCTCGACGAAATACACGGTCGACGTCATCAATGAGATGAGTCAGGCCGGAACGTTGCTTCCGACACTGTGGCCGTCATTCATGGAGCCGGAGAGCGAGCGCTATCATGTCGATTTCGGGGTGATGCGCCCGCCATTGGACGTCCTCACAGTTGCCCAGCAAGCCCGCCTCGCTGGGTATCAGTGCTATACGGCAGTCCCGGCGGAAGGCATCACGATCCACAATCTTGCCGATCTGGTGGCGGCGGAAAATGCGATGGCACGTAGCGCGGTCGACCCCATCGTCTACGGCGTCCGTGGAAAAACCGCGGTCGTCCTCACGCATTACGGGGACATACCGACTGAATCCATGCAGGCTTTGGTGGACGTGCTGAAGGGAATGGATGTGCGGCTATGACGGAAGCGAAGGTCGAGGGCGATGAAATCGTGATCCGTCTGTACGTTGGGAATTTGCCGGTTATCGTGAATGGCGGGTGGGCATGCAATGCTTTGCCTCCGCTGAAGGTCACGGATTCTGGCAAATTCGCTAAAGAGCTTTGCTATGCGCTGAACGCTGAGAATGAGGAGGGCACTACGCCTGTTCATCGTTTGATGGATAAATGCGTGATTGCGGCAATCGAACAAGGCGCACTCGGCATTGAAGAAATCACCGACGAGGAAGCCGAAAGGATATCGGCCTCGCTGCGCAAATGACCTCCGGCGCCGAAGTCTTTGAGCTGCTTCTCTGGGGCCTCGTATGGACGCTCCTGATAAGCGCCGTGCTCTACATGCTTCGGCGCCGAAAGCCTGCCGAACCGCCGGCAATCCCGCCTCCGATGCTCATGGCTCCTATGCTCACCACGGCCGAATCCAATGCGCTGGCGCTGGCGATGATGACCGGAGCGCCCGTGCAATTCGCCCAGATCCATCCGCAAACCGGACACTGGGCGCAATTCATCGCTACGCCGACCGGCGGCGGACACGGGCACATCACCCCGGCAACGGGCTATGCATATCCAGGGCCTTACAAGAGCGTGTAGCGATGCGGGTACTTGATCTTTTCAGCGGAATCGGCGGCTTTAGCCTTGGGCTCGAGCGGGCAGGGATGACGACCGTTGCTTTTTGCGAGATAGAACCGTATTGCCGCCGCGTGATGGCGAAGCACTGGCCCGAGGTGCCCTGCTATGACGATGTCCGAGAGCTTACCGCCGAGCGTCTCGCCGCAGACGGAATTGTCGTTGACCTCATCTGCGGAGGGTTCCCTTGCCAGGACATCTCATGCGCCGGCAAAGGCGCTGGCCTGGCGGGTGAGCGCAGCGGCCTATGGAGCGAGTACGCCCGTCTCATTTGCGAGCTTAAGCCAAAATTCGTTATCATTGAAAACGTTTCAGCCCTCATCTCAGGACGAGAAGATTATGAATTCCCGAATGACCGCTGCATATGCGGCCGGCCTCATCGACGGGGAGGGATGCATCAGCATCGCCCATCGGAACGAGAGGGTGTTCTATCCGCGGGTGGACGTTGGCATGAGCGCAAAGGCGCTTCCGCTCCTGGAAGCGATGCTCACGGCGTTCGGGGGATCGATTCAGAAGACGCGGCAGCAGTCGGAGAAATGGGAGGCGGGCTATGCTTGGCGGCTGTTCGGTCAGCCGCTGCATCGGTTTCTGACGGACATAAGGCCGCATTTGCATTTGAAGATGGAGCAGGCGGATCATGCTCTGCGTCTTCAGGAGATGATCAATGCACTGCCGCGGAGGCCGAATGGTTCAGCTTCTTGGACGGCGGAGGCCACGAAAGCGGGGAAGGCGATCAAAGCCCTCGTGCAGGAGCTGAACCAGAAAGGACCGACGCATACCGAGGCTCCTGGCTGGTTTGCGAGGCATGCGGGCGGGACGTGGATAACATCTCAACGCGATCTGGCGTCTCCACATGGCTGGGGCGAGTTTTCTTCGACCTGGCCGCGCTCGGGTTTGATGCGGAATGGCACTGCATACCGGCTTCCGCCGTTGGTGCCCCTCACCGCAGAGACAGACTATGGATTGTGGCCTACCCCAACACTGCCGAACGGCGGTCGGTCGGTAGCGCATGTGGACACCTGGACAGGGCGAAGCGCTTATCACAAAGGCAAAAAGGTCCAGGTCGACCTGTGCCAAGCGGTGAAGATGTGGCCGACGCCTCATGGCTTCAGCCAGGACGGCAAGAGCCACGGGCCGAGCGGCAACGAGCTGGGGCGGGCAGTCAATCGCAGCATGGTGGCGACGCCCACAAGCCGAGACTGGCGTTCTGGGAAAGCCTCGGCAGAGACGATGGCGAAGAATGCGCGCCCGCTTTCGGAGCAGATTGGTGGCTCGTTGAACCCGACGTGGGTCGAGTGGCTCATGGGGTTCCCGCTCGGGTGGACCGACTTAAGGGATTAGGCAATGCCGTCGTGCCGCAGATCCCGGAGCTGATCGGCCGCGCGATCATGACTACCGAATCCCTATAGAATCAGCACAGCATGACCGCTATGCGAGCGGGGAAAGCATGGAAACGACGAAACAGGAGCCGCCGAAGCGCGGACGCGGGCGCCCGAAAGGCTCGACAAAAGGTCCGGGCGAGCCCGCAAAGCGCCTGGCTGAAGCCAAGGCCAAGAAAGCGGCGAAGCGGAGCGCCAAGCGGGGGCCGAAGCCGCGCGCCGAAAAACGTCCGGCCGCGCAACAGCTCGTCGTCGCCGAGCTCGTGGAGACAGGGCAGGGCTTTGGCGAGGCCGAATATAAGCGCAAACGCGAGGAAGAGGCGCGTCAGCGCGAAGAGGCAAAGCAGGGCGGGGCAGATGGACAGTTTCAAATCCCCTATCCCTTCACCGCAGGCAGAAAAAAGCTGTTGGAATTCAACGAATACACCCTGACCCGCATCTGGCAGGCCGGGACATGCCGTTGCACACTGGCGGAAACGGCGGCAACGCTCGGCGTATCGGAGAAGACGCTGTCCCGGTTTTTCCAGGAGCACCCGGACGCCCGCGACGTGTACGACGATGCATCGCTGCTCGCCAACGCCTCTATGCGCTCGCACCTGAACCGGGAGGCGCTGAGCGGCAACACATCGGTGCTCCTGCATTGCGCCAAGCACTGGCTCGGCATGACGGACAAGCGGTCGGAGGATGATCCGGCCACGGCTCTTGAAGAAAAGCTAACCCAAGTTGCTGATAGACTTAGATCGAAATATCTGGCGGCAATGGACGAAGGCGGAGCAGTGGAAGTTCATCCAGACCCTGTCTGATGACGAAACCGCAGTATTCGCGCACCATTGGCCGTTTCATGCTCGCGATGAGCAGCTAATTCCGCAAGGTGGTCCCGGCGGCCTGCCTTGGCTATACTGGATAACGCTCGCCGGAAGGGGGTGGGGCTAAGACAAAAACCGGCTCCCACTTCATCATGCACGAGAAGAACTATTGCTCGCGCATGGCGATCATCGCCGAGACGGCCGCCGATGGGCGCGACGTCATCGTTGACGGCGATTCCGGCATTCTCGCATCCTCGCCGCCGTGGGATCGACCGCTCTACGAGCCGTCGAAACGCCGCATCACATGGGACAACGGCGCTTACGCCACGCTCTATTCCGGCGACGATCCCGAGCAGCTTCGCGGGCCGCAGCACAGTTCGGCGTGGATCGATGAATTTGCCAAATTCCGCTATGCGCAGGAATGCCTTGACCAGCTCAAGTTCGGCCTGCGTATCAAGCGCCGCGATGGGCTGCCGCCTCGAGCCCTGTTCACCACCACGCCGAAGCCGATCGAAGCATTGAAGCGGCTGGTCGCGCACCCGCGCTGTATCACCGTTGCCCGCTCGACCTACGACAATATCGACAACCTTTCCCCCGAGTTCATTGCCGAGCTGAAGAATACGTATGAGGGCACCTCGCTCGGTCAGCAGGAAATCCACGCATCGATCCTGGACGAGGCCAAGGGCGCGCTCTGGACGCGGAAGATCATCGAGGACACCCGCATCAGCTATGCGGACAACTACAAGGGCGATTTCTTCCGGGTAACGGCGATCGGCGTTGACCCGCAAACCGCGATGAAACGCAACTCGACCGGCATTATCGCCGTATCGAAGGGCGCAGACGGCCACGGCTATGTGCGCGCGGACGCGACCGGCGACTATCTGCCGAACCAATGGGCGCGGGCCGCCATCCAGCTCTTCAAAGACCTCGACGCCGATTACATCGTCGCCGAGGTCAATCAGGGCGGCGAGATGGTAAGACACACGATACATAGTGTTGATAAGAACATCCCGGTGGTGACTGTGCACGCCCGTGTGGCAAAACAGGCACGCGCCGAGCCGATCGCCGCGCTATACCAGCAAGGGCGAATGCATCACATCGGTTGTTTCGGGATGCTCGAATCGCAGATGGTGACATGGGAGCCGGACTCGAAGCTGGAATCGCCGGACCGCATCGACGCTATGGTGTGGGCCGCGCGCAAGCTGATGATCACCGCCCCGACCGAACAGAAGATTGCCGCGCCCGTCGTGATCGGCGCTTGACAAGGGGCACAGCATGACGGCAGCGGATATCGAAAAGGCGGCAACCCCACTCAACCGCGTCGATCCTGCCGCGGCGGTGCCGATCGAGCGCGGGAAGGCCGTCCCATCATTCGACCGCATCGGCGTCCCCGGCTACGCCATCACCGGCGGCTACATCCTTCTGAAGGATACCGATGCACGCCTGTCCAGCGAACAGCGCTACCGGATTTTTTCCGAAAATCTCGTCAATGTCGCCATCGTCGGGACGGCTGTCCGGAATTTCCTGGACTTCGTGTCGTCCGCTGCATGGACGTTCAAGCCGGCCGATGAGGAATCGGACGAGGCGGCCAAGATCGGCGAGTTCTTCGACGACGTGTTCGACGACATGGAAACGCCGATCCGCCGGGTTGCCAAGCGCGCGGCCATGTATAAGTTCTATGGCTTCAGCATCCAGGAGTGGACGGCGAAGCCGCGCGAGGATGGACGCATCGGCTTTGCCGATATCGAGCCGCGGCCGCAGTCCACAATCGAGCGCTGGGATGTCGACGATCGCGGCGCCATCCGCGGCATGTTTCAGCGGGCGCCGTCCACCGGCGCGCAAATCTACCTCCCCCGCAAGAAGCTGATGTACATCGTCGACGATAGCCTCTCCGATAGTCCAGAAGGCCTCGGCATGTTCCGCCATATGGTGCGGACGGCGCAGGGGTTGCTCCGCTTCGAAGACCTGGAGCATTGGGGTTTCGAGACGGACCTGCAGGGGATGCCGATCGGACGGGCGCCGCTCGCCGAGCTGCAGAAGTCGGTGGACAGCGGCGCGATGACCCAGGCGCAGGCGGCGCAGGCGAAATTCGTCATCGAAAACTTCATCACCAACCACATCCGCGGGCCCAAGCTCGGCATCATGCTCGACAGCGCGACCTACACCACCACGGACGAGAAGGCCGCCCCGTCTGCCCAGCGTTTGTGGGATGTCGAGCTCGCCAAGTCCGGCGGCACATCGCACGGCGACATCAACGAGGCCATCAAGCGCAAGACCTACGAGCTGGCCCGGCTGGTCGGGGCGGAATATCTGCTGATGGGGGCGGACGGCTCCGGCTCGCTGGCGCAGCACCAGTCGTCGACCCGCCGCCTGCACGGCATGGTCAACACCGCCCTGGACGAAATCGCCGATAGCATCAACAAGCAGATCGTCCCCGTCCTCGCCACGCTGAACAACATCCCCCGCGAGCTGTGGCCGAAGGCCAAGCCGGAGAAAGTCGAATACCGGACCATCGAGGAAGTCACCGGCGCGCTCGCCGCCCTCGCCACAGCCGGCGCCCCGATCATGCCTGACGATCCGGCGATCAACGATGTCCGCAATTTGATCGGGCTGACGCCCGCCGACCTCTCCCGCGATGCGCTGATTTCCCGCATCGAGGGCGGGCTGGAGCAGATCGGCCGCAGATCGGCCACAGCCGCCCCGAGAGGGCAGGGAAGTTCACCCGGCGGCCGTCGTGGCTCCGGGGCAAAGCCCGTCGACCCTGAGAGAATTCTGGACGATCTCAGGGCATATTTGAGTCCAGCGAAAGAAGATGTCGAAAAGCATCGGCCTGGGTTGCTCGAAATGATAGCCCGCGGGTGATGCCAGCAACGCCAAAGGAACACCAGAATGAAACGGTTCGTTAAATTTCTGTGGGAAGACACACTCGTATTCTTCCTCACGGGCGCTGTCCTCATCCTCGTCATATGGGCCTTTGTGCTATGGTCCGGCGTGGCGCAGGCCGCCGAGGATACCTGCCGGATTCAGTCCAAGCTTGCCGAGTTGGGCTATTACCGCGGCGAGGTGGATTGCCAGTTCGGCGAGGGCACGCGCTCGGCGCTGCGCCGCTTCCAGCGCGACAACGGCCTCAACGTCGACGGCGTGGCTGGGGAGGACACGCGCCTGCGCTTGTTTCGGGGCGAGGAAGCCGACCAGGAAGACGCCTCCCGCGGTGAAGAGGGCGGATCGGACGAGGGCCGTGGACGAGATTCTGAGCGGCGGGCTGCAGTAGACAGCCAGTGCTCCGATATCGAGGTCGAGGCATCCGTGATGCGCGCCACCGAAAGCCGGGGCAAGTCCGGCGCGGTGAAAGCCTGGCAGGCGGAAGTCCTGCGCCGGGATGGGGACGGGCTTGGGCTGTCCTGGAATAGCTGGATCGCCGCCGCGGATTCATCGCTGAAATGCAAGGAAATCGCGAGCTGGCAATGGAACTGCCAGGCCAAGGCCCGGCCTTGCAAGGATCAATGACCATGGCCCGCAAACCGAAGGAGGGCGAGCCGTCTTTCACCATCCTGGCAACGGACGTGATTGCGCCCGTTGTCGTGAGATGCTGGGCGGACATGGCGGAATCCAAGGGCGCTCCGGCTGAGAAAGTCGCTGATGCCCGCAAGATCGCAGCCGATATGGAAGCCTATGCCGAGAAGCATGGCGCGAAGGTGCCGGACTGATGCCGCGTGGGCGCCCATTGAAGCACGATCTGACCGGCCAAGTATTCGGGGGCTGGACGGTGCTGCATCGTGCGCCGTCTGCCCCCGCACGCATACGCATTGGGTCTGCAAATGCAAGTGTGGGGTTTCCAAAGTCGTGGACGGTCCATGTCTCAGGGAAGGCAGAACGCGAAGCTGCCAGAAGTGCGCCAGTGTGCGGGGCTGGATAACCAAGAGATCAGCTCTTTCCACTGCGCCGGAATCGGCGTAAGGTATGCGCTGATCATGTTCCCCATGATTAACCGGCCTTCGCGATCTTCCTCGTAGAGTGCCCATTCGAACGGCGAACTAGCGAAGGCCGATTTTCCCGCATAAGCGTATCCGGGTTGCCCGCCCGATTTCCCGGATTGGGGCCTCTCCAAAGAGTAGCAAAACGTTCCCTTTCCCGCGCTTCTCGGTGCGCTTGAGGCTTTGCTATGATGGCACCAGAAATCAGCAATGTGCGGCACGGGCGCCCGCCTGAATATATCCGCCGTCCCTCGATCATCCCCCATCTCTCTTGCGCGCGCTGCGATGCTTTCGAACAAACGAAGCTATCGCCGATCTCCGGAAAGTGCGTCCGCCGTGATCTGATGGTCTGGGGCGGCTCCCGCTGCGATGATTTCAAAGTCAGGAAAGGCTAGCCTATGGGGACGCTTACGCTCGGCAGCGGCACTTACGCGATTTACGGCACCGAGGCGGGGGCGGACGAATATCTCGCCGCGAAAATCGGCTCGACGTGGGCGGGGCAGACCGCGGACACCAAGAAACAGGCGCTGGTCTCCGCAACCCGCCTCATCCGCAATTACATCAAGTCCGTTTCCGGCGATGATGTCGATCCGGAAACGAACACCGATGAGGAACTGGCGAGCGCGGATTACGAGCTTGCCTATGCGCTTTCCGTCGAGCCGGCGCTCGAAAGCTCGATCTCGGCGGCGGGCAATCAAAGGCGCGTGAAAGCCGGCTCCGCCGAGGTGGAATATTTCCGCCCCACGGCGGGCGGGCGGTTCCCGGTCCAGGTGCAGATATTCTTGAATGCCTGGCTGGCGGATAACGCACCAGCATCCAGTATCGGCGTAGGCATGAATAGCGGCGATTGCGAGCAATCCTCGCTCGCCGCGGGGGATTTTGGGCTTACGGAGGGCTATTGATGCTGATCGCCGATTGTCGCTGCCCGACATGCGGGGGAGATCTTCCAGACACGGATCTGATCGTCGATATCGACGATACGAACACCGCGGTGCGAAACGGGCTGGTGGTAACGCTGACGCCGCAAAGCGCGGTTCTGCTGTGGGTGCTGGCGAAGGCCGCGCCGAGGATCGTCGACCGGGATACGCTGATCCGAAAGGTGTGGGGACATAACGAGCCGGAGGCGGCGAGCCGGGCGATCGACGTCCGGATATCAAGGCTGCGACGGGATATCGAACCGCTCGACCTGACCATCGTCACATCGCGTGGGACGGGGTACGGCTTGCGCAAGCTGGAGCTGTTCGAAAGCGAAAAATCACGCAGCCGGCATGATGCCCCCATAAAGGGGCGAAACGGCGGATACATCGTCCGCAATGATATGTTCCGCACTACGGAAATAACGCGCTTCGACCTCAGTCAGGTCTGAGGGGTATTGGATTATGGGGCGGCCCAACCTCTTCGGCGCGAACATCGCCGGCGCGATTTTATCGGCGCTCGGTCCCGGTGTCCTGGACGCAACCCTCGTTCGCCGGACAGCCGGGACACGTCCGGTCGGACAGGTGACGGCTGGGCTCACGTCCGGTGAGACGCAGGTGTCCTATCCGTGCAAGGGCTTCATCGACGAGTGGGGCAAATTCCGCACCGAAGCCTCGCTCACCGAAGAGAACGACCGCAAGATATTGCTGCTCGGCGCCTCGCTCCCGGATGACATCGATCCCCGCCCCGGCGACCTGATCACCATCGAGGCGCGGACCTACACCATCATCGGCCCGGTGGACCGGGATCCGGCGGGCGCAACCTTTACCTGCCGCGGGCGGCCCTGATGCATGGCTGCCTTGCTCACGACAGTTTCGGCAAGGCCCGCATCTCCGCGGCGGCGCGGGATGCACTCGCCCGTCTCGACCGGCTCACCCTGTTCCTGACCGAGGAATATGAGGGCATCGTCGCCGATGCGCGGGCGCTGTTTTCGCGCGGCGAGATCGAGGCGCTGATCGTCGATGCCGCTGGCGGCTACATCCTCAAGGCGGACCGCGATCCAATCACATTCAATTCCGCCCAGCCGCTCAACCTCACCTTCCTCGGCCGCCCCTATCAGGTGATCGAGGTCGATATCGAGGCATTCGATCGGGTTTGGCACAAGGACGGCTTCGACTATGAGCCGGACGGCGATCCGGCGATCATGGCCAGCCTCGCCCGCGCTGCCATGCGGGGCATTGCGTTGCCGCCTCCGGCGGTTGCATACACTCACGAGGGATGGGGCTTTTTCGAAGGCCGCGGCCGCTTACTGTATATGCGGGAGTCCGGCTTCAAGACGATGCCGCTCGCCGTCCCGGTGGACGATGCCAAGCGGCTGCGAGCCGCGGCCGGTATGGCGTTGCCGGACGTGGGGGCGGGCGCGGCGGGCATAGTCTCCCCCGCCCCCCGTCCTTATGCGGACATCCTGGACGCCATCGGGCAGGTGGCGTTTTACGTCTCCGGACGGATCGCCACCGCCATCATGATGTGCGCCATTGTCGGCGGCGAGGCCGAAACCGCGAGGATAGCCAAGCTCATCCGCCGCCGCGATGCGCGCAAGCTGGCGCCGGTGCTGGATTTCGAAACCCCGAACGTCAACGCCCTGAATGAATTGCGGATGTCCCTGATGGGGCTGATCCGCGAAGTCTCCGATGATCAGCGGCAAGTGATCCTGGATTCGCTGAAGACCGGCGTTGCCAGGGGCCTCAACCCGGTCGACATCGCCCGCGAGTTCCGCGGCTCGATCGGTCTCACATCCGCCCAGCAGCGCTATGTCGAAAACTACCGCCGGGCGCTCGAGCGGGTGCATCTGGACGCCGAGGCGCAAGCCAACGCGCTTGGCCGCGCGCTGCGGGATGGCCGCTTTGATCGCACCATCAGCGGGGCAGGGCGTTCCGGCAAGGCCCTCAGCCAGGAGCAGATTGACAAGATGGTCGGCCGCTACCAGGAACGGATGGTGATGCGCCGCGCCGAAACCATCGCCCGCACCGAAGCGCTCACTGCCGCGCATATGGGCGAGATGGCGGCTTGGCAGGCGGCGATCGACAGCGGCGACATTCGCGCCGAGGAAATCACGCAAAGCTGGCTATCTGCGCACGACGCCCGCGTCCGCATCACCCATCGCGCACTGGACGGCCAGCAGCGGCAGTGGGGGGCGGCATTCGATTCGATCTCAGGAGCGAAAATCCGTTTCCCCGGCGACCCGCTCGCGCCTGCGGCTGAGCGCATCAATTGCCGCTGCGTCCTTATCCGTCAAATTTCGGAACAGCCTCTTACCCCGGACGCCAGCCCGGTCAACTACGCGGACGAGATCGCACAGGAGGCCGCCGATCAGAGCGCCTCCGCCGAATCGCAAACGCTCGACCTTGCCGAGGGGCTCGCCAGCGATGAGGCCGCAGCCGTCGAGGCGGAAGCAGCCGCCGAAATCGATCAAGCCGCGCTCGCCGATCTCGAGCGCTATATCGAGCAGCAGAAAGCCACCATCCCGCCAGCCGCCGAGCCGGCGCCGAAGATCGCTATCGAAGATCCGACGAAGCGCGGGGCAGGGGCGAACTTTGCGAATTCGGTCAAGAAATCCTTCGCCGAAGGGACGAACGACATTGCGCGCGCGGCGATCAACAAGGCGGCGCCGATTGAGGTCGAGGCCGGCGAGGCCATCGGCTACGACAATAGCGGCAAGCTGTTCATGCATGTCGCCTCGCCATCGAATAAGACCGAGGCGAACGTCTTTGCCCATGAGTTCGGCCACTATCTCGACAATGCCTATGCGGCGGACCCCACGAGCCGGTTCGGCGTTCGCTACAAATCCGCCGAGTTCGCGCAAACGCTGATCGACACCCATGAGCGGTGGAACCGCGTCGCGGCGCAGCCGGGTCAGGTCCCGTGGCGCAATCTCGACCAGGTCGCCGATTTCATCGTCGAGCGCTTCGGGATGCGGGCGTCCGACCTCAGCGACAAGATGATCAAGTCATTCCTCGATGCGGAAATCTCCCGGTTCGAGATCAGCACCGGCTTCGATCTGTCGCGGCTGTTCGGCAAGGATTTGCTGAAGGCCGCCGAGTTCGTGCGCGCGGTGGAAGCAGGCAACGGGCAGCGCATCGCCGCCGTGCTGCATCACGATTTCCTGTATAAGCCGATTGGCGACTGGACCTTGCGCGATCAGCTATCGCACAGCTTGCGGGATATCATCGGATCGGTGAGCCGCCTCGAATATGGCGGCGGCCACGACTTCAAATATTACTATTCGGGCCGGGGGATCGATGCGGCGCAAAATCTTGCCGGCGGGCTGAAGCTAAACGATAAACTGCGGCTGGATTTCCTCAGCGAGGAAAACACCACGGAGGCGTTCGCCAACTGGTTTCAGATGTACACGCGGGGGCCCGCCGAGCGTATGCTGATGCGGCTGATTTTTCCGGAGATGAACGCGGCGTTCGAGGGCTTTCTCAAGTCCATTGCCGGCCGCCGCTGGTTTTCATGGTTCTGAGCGATGACGGAATCGGAACGGCATAAGATTTTCATGGACTATGACGCCGCCTTCGGCTTGATCCCGCTCAACCTGCCGGGGATGCTGAAGGCGGAAGAGCGCGACGCGGTGGCGGAGGCGTGCAGCCGCGCGATTGAGCTTGGCCGGCCGCTCACGGTGCGGGATCGGCTTCGGCTTGAGCCGGTGCGCGATGGCGGGACGGTGTTTTGAGGGTTTGAAGCGCTGCTGTAACGTTCATCGGCCATGCTGGCGGTTAGTTTCGCGTTCTCGCGCGCAATCATGGGAACACTGTAATGGGGATCGGGATATCCATAGGCCTGTCGATCGGAGCGCAACGTGCCAATTCGTTCATCGGCGAAATGGACGGAATGGACAATCTTTACGCTGTCCATTCCATCAAGAGAGTCCAGGCAAGCTATTCCGGACCCCTCGTCAAGCTACGCCGCAGCTCGGACAATGTGGAAAGTGATTTTGGCGCGCTCGCAGATGGATGGCTCGACAGCGCGGCAATCAGCTCATGGCTAGGCGCGGCTACCGGTTTTGTCACAACGGTTTACGATCAAACCGGCAATTCGCGCCATAAGGTGCAGACGACCGCGGCCAATCAGCCAGCAATCGATCTATCCGGCAATAATCCGTGCATCCGCCACACACGAGCATCATCGCATCGGATGAATGTGTCGTCAGCCAATGGGTTTGCCCGCAACATCGGGGCCGTGTCTCTCATTGCGGTCAATCGCATCCGGACGGCGGTATCAGCATATCAGACAATCATCTCGGTTGGCAATAATGCTGGTCCAGATCGTTGTCTGGTGGCGATGAACGCAGGTAATAATTTCGAGGCTGGCGGGCGCCGGCTGGATGCGAATGGCTACTCATTCATCACGACGGCCGGCAATCTGAATTGGGGTGTGAGGATCGCCC